GCTTGCTCCACAGGAGCAGTTGTTTCGTCAGGCATAAAAACCCACAAGGTTGTTAAGGTAGTTTAACAATAACCCTTCTTCTTGCCTTTGCCCTTCTTTTTCTTTTTCGCCATAATAGACTTATATTAATTTGATTTAATTATGGCTAAGAAATCCTATGAAGGATCTGGTCGTTTTACAGATGTAAATATTGGATATTCTGTTGATACAGAGAACAGAAGAACAACAGAACAAATTTTAAAAGATATGGAAAAAGATGGGGCAGAAGTAATTCGTGTACCTAAAAAACCACCTGAAGCTTTTTAATAAGCTTCTAAAACAATTTCAGTAAACGTAAAGTCGACTTCCTCTTCACCAATATCAATAGAATCTGTCCAATTTTTTGTCTTTACAGATTTAACTTTATAACGGACACCTCTTGGTTGAAGAATTTCCATTTCGCCTAATTCATTCCACGGCTCGATAGATGTGCCATATTTATTAACCTGCTTAAGAAGTACTTGATTTGTTTTTAGTTCACCTTCTAAAAAATCACCAGCAACTTTTCTTGATACAGACCAACTTTCCATTGCTAAACTAGGATCTGCATTTTTATATGATTCAATTATGGATTGGACAACTTCAAAATCATCAAAAGCCATACCTCTAAAAATAGTGCCATTGGGCTCAACTTGATCTAAAGGTAAATCCTGTGGAGATCCTTTCCATTTAGGATTCTTAGCTATAAAGTTTTCCATTTTATCTGCATCTCTAGCCCATCCACTTTGTATAGATGTTGCTTGTTGTTGTGTTCTATTGTATTCAGTTCTTGTCTTAAATCTCTTTAATGTTTTAACTTGTCCAGGGTTTAATTGAGCACCTACAGTCTTAGCTTGTTGTATTTGAACACCACGAACATCTTGATAATCAGAACCAGCCCAATTCTTTAATAGGTTTCGTGTTTTTGCATATTCAGAAGGTGTTAAACCAACTTCTGTAGCTTTAGGCTTGAAAAATAAATCTCTTGTTGTTGTTTTTCCTTTTGCTGATTGTTTTCTAACTGAACTTTTATATGATTCAATCGCAAGATCTTTATTTAACAAACTAGGATCATCCCATCGTCTTAAATCAACATCTTTTTTAGGTTGTAATGCTTTCTTTGCTGCTTTATCAAGTTTGGTTTGTAACTTAGCAATCTTTGAATCTTCAATTCTTCTTGCTAGTTCTTTCGGTGTAATAGTTTTGAATTTTCCTTTTGGTATTATTTCTGCATATAAAGCTTTAGAAGCCTTCCAATAATCTTTTTTATTCTCACTATCAAGTTTTAAACCTTTTAAGAAATTAATTTCAGATTGATCTCCTGCTGAAAGTTTTTTGAAAGTTGCAACTTCAGTAACAGGAGTTTTCGTTATTTTTGATTGAATTTGTTTATCAACTAATTTCTTTTGAGCATCTGTAAGCTTTACATATTTTGGTTTTGTTGCTAATTTTTTGGACGGTGTTTTTGTATAGGTTTTTTGTAGCTGTTGTAATGTCTTAGCTGATCCATCTTGACGAACGAGTTTTTTCAAAGCCTCATCTGGACCATATTTTTTTGATAAAGCATTAAAATATTTGACTTTACTTTTGCCTAATGCTTTTGCTTTATATGAAGCAGATTGTTCACTTAACCATTTACCATAAGAAGTTCCAATCGGAACAGAACCACCTTCACCAGATCGTTTTACATATTTATATTTAGGAGGCTCAACACCTAAAGCTTTATAATCAAGAACTGCTGTTGTTCGACATCTACAACCAAAATGTTGTGGAGGCTCTGGACCTTGACCATATTTATGAGTTGTCTGATCTAAAATTCTGCACTCTGGAGCAGTACGAGAATCTAAAGTTGCAATCCATCTATATTCCTTCGTAATATCTTGATTAGCTTCATAAACAGTTTGGGCTGCCTGATTACTAACAGACTGAACACTTGTTTTAACAAGAGTTGAAATTTGATTATTAGTAGCTTTTCCACCACCTTCAAACTTTAAAATTCCATATAATCTTCTTGACATTTGCTGAGTTGTTTCTCCAGAGAGCAAACCATCACGAATATTCCTACCAAAAAGATCTGCTTGTTTTGCTGCTAAGCCTCTAAAAGCCTTAGTCAAAATTTCCCCATTAGGGAGTGTAATTTGAGAACCTTTCTTTGCTGTTAAGGAGAATTTTTGTGGAACTCCTTTTACTTTTGCTTCTAAATCATCTGACAATAAAGAAGCATTTAGGTCTGTTGCTTTTTTAGTTACAACTGACTCAGCATAAGAAGCTGAAACCTCAACAGAATTAACTGAACTTTTTAATCCAGCAGGTAAGGCAGCCTCTAACTGATTAACAGCAAATTCAATCTGTACCTTTGCTAAACCATCTAATTCTTTAATAACTGTTTTTTCACTTTTACCTGACCATCTTGCCAAACTTTCTGTTGTTTGCTTCAATAATGCCTTTAAACGAGCAGCCTTATATTTTGGCCTAGTTTCCAAAGGCATCTCATTAATTCGTGCAAGTTTCTCTACAGAATCAACAATAATCCTGTTATATGACTTCCTTAACTGGTCTTGAACGCTATTACCAAAGCGGTTTAAATCAAGAGCATTTCTGTAATACGCTTCGGGAGTGTCTGGCATTACTCAGTCTCATCGACATCTTCAAGTTCAGCGGATTCGTCTTCTTCTGTTGGTTTTTCTTCCTCTTGAGGTTGTTCCATTTCAATTAGACCTGCTGTTTGTGTTGCTTCTAATTCTTCCTCTACATCAAACTCATCTCCTAAGACTTCACCTTCATGGAGTTGTTTCAATAAAGTTTCTTGAGTGATTGTTCCTGATGTAAATAACTGAAGCAAACTTCCTATCTCTTGAGGATCAAGTCGAGATGCTAAGAAATCTCTATTAACAAAACTACTTCCAGCCTGATTATTGTTCAAATATTGAGCATGAAATTGCAACGAATTATCAATCATATCTTGTACTTGTTGTGCAACGACTTGCATCGTTGAATCCCCTTGAGATCTATCTATTTTTTTTGATTCTGCTGTTTCTGCCGATAGCTTTTGTCCTAAAACTGCTGCCAATCCAAGTTCATTTATTTGTGCTTCTAACTGATCAAGACGATCAAATTGAGCCTTATAACTTGTGCCCTTACTTTCAATATATTCAGCACGGCCTTCAGCAGGAAAAGCTATTGCTTCACCTGGACCAGCAGAAACTTCTTCTGATGATTGAGGAAAACCATAAAAAGCCAACATTGGAACGGCTGAGATATGAAGCTGATTATCTAAATCAGATTGCACTTGATAGGCCTTTAAATTTAGTTCTGCTATATCTTCCATAGGAGGTCGAGATTCCATTAAATTAATTCGATTGGAATACGCAATAGAAAAAGGAATTTCAGGCAAACTCATTACACCTTCATCAAATAATTTATAATCACCTGTCTCTGAATCCTTTCTGTGGATTTCAAATTGCCCAGGAGTTAAAACACGAACTTGTTCTATTTCTTTTTCGCCGTATAAACCATCTGGCTCAAATACTTTTTCAAGTAGTCTTAATTGAATAAATTTCTGCTGACCTTCTTGTATTTCTGTTCGCCATCCTAATATTTCTCGAGGTGTATAAGTTACCCAATATGGTCTTCCATTTTGTTCGGCAGCAGGAGCATCAACTAAAACACCACAATGTCCATATCTAATTACTTTCCTTGTAGTCTCATAAGTCCAAATATTAAGATCATTGCCTTGTAGGTCAACATCAAATAATTGCTCTCGAATAATATCAGCAACGTCATTTAAACGAACAGGCTTTCTTGTTAACATTCCTGCCAACATTCTCTCAAGTCTTTGGTAATAAGGAGGACAAACTGAACGAGCTAATCTGTTGTCATAAGATTCATCTAGTTCTCTTGGCTCTTGAGGCAAATATCTTCTATGCTTTTTACGCATCTCATAAGATCCACCCATTAAAGCTTCAATTAAAATCCAATGAGGTTCTTGTACTTGCCAAGCTGCATTGGGATCATTTACAAAAGTTTCTGTTCCAGCTTTCTCCCGATTGTAATAGTTGTAACCGCTATACACGATGAGACCTCAACACTATGTGAACAGTTTAGTATTAATACAGCCTAATACCTGTTCCTCTTCCTGCTCTAGCATATAACGGATTAAATTCACGCCAAACCAAATAACCAAGAGCATCATTTGCATGATCATATCCTGCTTCTTTGTCAGGATCACCCTTTTCTGTATAACTCTGTAATTCAATACATTCAATTAAGCGTCTGCAACAGGAAGCAATCTCCAATCGTATTTGTCCTTGTCCGTTCTCAAGAAGAGCTTGGACAGACGCAACTCTATCTCTGACTGGCGGGTTCGCTTTTGGACTTTGATTTGTAAATCCATAACCTTCGAGTATGGATATGTCAGTTTGTGCTGCATTAGTTGAACGATTCCCCCCAGAAGAATCTGGATAAA